AGAGAATTAACCAAACTATTGATAATAACAGTCAACGGATGTCCAGATGGGTTTGATCCCATAAATTGAACAAGAGTTCCAAAATAGTCATAAGTCGGGTAAGAAATCTCAGTGGCAATACCACGCATAATAGTTAAATCATCAGCGTCATAATTACCAGATTTCTCAGCTAGTCTGATAAGAAGTTTGAAAGCCATTAACATAAATTGTGGGCTCATTCTTCCATCAAACTTGGCATAATCTCCAGCAATGGCTCTATCCCAGCCATGCTTTCCAATGTGATTGTACAATTCAGTCCATTCCGGAGATTGGACAACTGTACCAACAGCGCATTCAGTCAAAATCTTATTACGCTGACACAATGCTGCCAAACTAAGATAATACTTGCGAACAAGCATAACGAAGGCAAAGTTTGCCGCTGCAAACACTCTGCACTTCTTCTTAGTAACCTTCACAGGCTCATCTTTCAAAGCACCTTTAAAAATGGCATTGATTGATTCACCTTTCAAAAGTTTGGCTTCCATCTTCTTGACTTCTTCTAACACAATAGGATCTACATCTCTAGGGCAAGTGATTCCCTTGACAGTGCGATCGCTCTTTTCTACGAGCTGTGTTTTGGGTCCCTTACAGGGAAATCCAATAGAAGTACTAAAATTCATAGCATTGATTCCAATCACTCCGTCCATGCCAGCAAGATTTGCATCATCTGACATTTTTCCTAACTTAGCGATTTCTGACTCAGGAATCTTATCCAATTGAGTACAATAATCAACATAAGCTTTCTGTGTCAACTCTGTATCAAATTTAACAGCAGTATCCACTTTTCCAGCAATATCAACTTCCTTGTGGTATGAACCTCCCATGTCTTGGGGTGGTCCATGTTCCTTCTCAATATCCATCACATCAGCAACATGCTTAGAAATCAATGATGTAACAACCCTGCTCTTGTTTCCAGAGCTGCGTGGTTGATTGTGTGTACCATGAATTCTAATCTTAGCAGTTGCAGGAAGTGCTTTAGTAGGACACTTCTCATGCACAGGAGTAAGAGGACCGAAGTCCACTCCCATACACTGAGTTTCCATAGGAACAGCAGAATGAGAAATCAAGACACCAGGCTTAGTGCCTAGTTTCTCAATAGCAGCCTCAATCTGAGGGCGAGTTACAAAACCCGCAGCTCCTGTAGTTCCACGACCAGCCAAGTGATGACCAGCAATGAAAGGAGTTCCTTTAGCATTTCCAATAAGTGTTGCCATGCACAAACCACCGAAAGTGTCTTCGGGGAATGTGTAATTCAATCCAGAGAAGATACCACCCTCCGTGGTAACAACTCTGCCTTTGGATGCCATCATTTTTGGAAATTGCTTGAGAGTTCCATCAGTATTATACAAAGTATATACTTCCAACTTCTTACCATCCAAAATTTCCTTAGGGTAGTATTCAGTCAAATCTTTCTGATTTCCAATCCCTGGACAATACCAGACTGCAAGGTCGGTGCCAGGAATTCTCTCGCAAGCAGCTTGTGAAAGTGGTAGATTCATATAGGATGAACCACCAATGTTTCTAACTTG